CCCCCCCCCCTTATTAAAAAAGGCAAACTACCCTAACCTACAGAGGTGACAAATCGACCTCTAAATATCACTCTAATAAAAAATTTCCGGAGCAAAAAATGGGAGTCAAATGGATTCACAAAAATGGATACTCAAGACCAGACAAGAGGACTCTTAAAAAAGGTGGCAAAAAGAAATAAACCCCCATATTGGAATTTCTGGAAGGTTATTCTTGCAGGATGGATGATTCGGTATCCAAAGACAATGGCAAAGGTAGTGTTAATACCACTTACTTTTTTAATTGTGCTCATATATAATGCAGTAACAAAATAAGATTTGTTACAAAAAATTTTCGGAGATATTTTTGTATGGAAAAGATCTATCACATATATGCAAAAGATAGATGTTTGTTTCATTCAGTTAAAGAAGAAGATTTCCAAACAACGTGGAGCACCCTTAATAATATGGTTGGTATTATGAAAACTGACTATGTTATTGAAGATTTGTCATATGAGGAACTGCTGATTAATAAAGAAGCAGCACTCAATTCTTCACATTGACAAGTCATATATACAGTGTTAAAATTTGAACTGAAGGTTATTTTAAACTTATGGCAAAAGGATTTACAGTAAAAGCTTCTGCACCAAAATCTCAAAAACAAGAATGGGATATTGATTCAATTAAAGAAAGAATGAAAGGAAAGTCAATTGTCTTTTGTCTTCCTGGCAGAGGATGTTCTTTTATTTTCTTAAAAGCATTTGTACAACTATGCTTTGATCTAGTACAAAATGGAATGAGTATTCAAATTTCTCAAGATTACTCATCGATGGTTAACTTTGCACGGTGCAAATGCCTTGGTGCAAATGTACTTCGTGGACCAAAACAACTTCCTTGGGATGGAAAACTTGAGTATGATTATCAACTTTGGATTGATAGTGATATTGTTTTTGATTCTAACAAGTTCTGGCAACTTTGTGATCTTGCTCTCTCAGAAGATGGCACAGAAAGAGAAGTAGTTGCTGGGTGGTATGCTACTGAAGATGGTCACACAACTTCTGTCGCACATTGGTTAGAAGAGGATGATTTCCGTAAGAATGGTGGAGTTATGAATCACGAAACCGTAGAATCAATTTCGAAACGTAAAAAACCTTTTACTGTTGATTATACTGGGTTTGGTTGGGTTCTGATTAAGAAAGGTGTCTTCGAGAATCTTGAGTATCCTTGGTTTGCACCTAAAATGCAAGTCTTTGAATCTGGTAATGTTCAAGACATGTGCGGAGAAGATGTCTCATTCTGTCTTGATGCAAAAGAAGCAGGTTTTGAAATCTGGTGCGATCCTCGTATTCGTGTAGGACACGAAAAAACTCGTATTATCTGATGAAAAGATATAACATACTTTATCAAGGTCGTAAAATTTATATGAATCTCACTGCAGAAGAATGTAGTGAGATTCTTCAAGACTTCTCCGAAAAGTTTTATGATGGAGAGGAAATACGTCCAGAATTAATTGAAATGGAGGAAATTTAATGGCAAATCGTAAAAGTCTGAGTGGCTCAGCACAAATTGAGTCTCATCCAAAAAATACTCGGCAGGGACTCGGGAAGAATACAAAGTATGCTGCAACTAGCAGAAATAAAGCAAAAAAACCCTATAGAGGACAAGGTAAATAATTTTAAAACACTTAGAGTAACCTCTAGGTGTTTTTTTTATATAACTAGTTACCGGAAGCGCCGTCGTTTCTCGTTTTGAAGGAAATCAAAACCCGAAAAAACCAAAACAGAAAAAATTTCCGAATGTCTTACTTAAATCATAATCTTCCAACGATTACTTGCTATATTCGCAATGAATTTCTCTACAATCATAAAAAAGGGCACGGAGAGGTAACTTTGTGCGATGTACACTCTGTAGCATCCTTAGAGAAGCACGTACCCCTCTTTGAGTCGTTTTTAGAAAATGGAGTCAACTGGACAAGAAGACCGATTCATGCATTTTGTTGGAAACCTGATGCACCAGTTCCTGAATTAGAAGAGTGTATGTGGTGGGATTGCTTTTCTCCTTATATTGATGTTCAAGTACGTTCAAGATTGTCTAATTTACGTGCCGAACTAATCAATTATAAGGGAAAGAAGAATGAAGGAACCTATATGTTTACTCTTGATTGGTCATGGGAATCAAAATCAACACTGAATACTAACTTTAGTGAAACTCCAGAGCACAAATGTGCCCATTTTTTCAAAATGGACAATGGAAACTTCTATGCATATCCTAATAACAAGATATTATGGTATGACGATGCATGGACTCGCAACAGAATTACTAAAAATCCGGGGTATGAAATCGACTCGACTGAATATTCTGTCGAAAATCGTCGTAAAATTGAAACATCTGACGATTTTATGTACGAAATTAAGAACATTCGGGATAGCAACCCCGTAAAAAGTTCTGATCTAACAAATCAGGAGCAAAACAATGACTAAACACATCGATAAAGACCAAAATTTTATGAAAAATGAATGGGGAACTAAATTTTTGGCAACAGAATATGGTTGGGAAGAAAAAATTTTGAACCAAAAAATGCTTCGTGAAATCAACAATGATGACATTACACCCAAAAAACACGATTTCTTTCATCAGAACGAAATTCACGAAAAAATTAGAAATGATGACGATTATGACGATTGGAATTATGGAACAGAACCCATTTATGGATCCATAAAAGGGTAATAAATAAGATAGAATTATAATATTAAATGCCTTTAGAAAGGGTTAATCAAGGGTTTAAAGATATTAGTATGTCATTTCAGGTTAGTCCCCTGAATAGTGACTTGATTGCCCTTAAAAACGAAACTGCTATTTCTCGTTCAATTCGAAATATTGTATTTACAATTCCTGGAGAGAAATTTTTTAATGAAAATTTTGGTTCAAATATCTCTAGAACACTCTTCGAGAATATCGATGATATTTCTGCATCAATGATTGTCGATGAAATTAAACAATCCATACAAAATTATGAACCGAGAGTTCAATTGATTGATGTACAAGCATATCCAAACTATGATAATAACTCTTTCGATGTGAAAATAGTATACAATATTATTGGAGCAGATGTTCCTACACAACAATTACAATTTGTATTGCAACCAACTAGGTAAATGCCATTAGTAAATTTTACGAATCTGGATTTTGACCAGATTAAAACCACACTTAGAGATTACCTCAAAGCAAATTCAAATTTCACAGATTATGACTTTGAGGGGTCTAATCTTTCGACTATTCTTGATGTGTTGGCATATAATACCTATATTACCTCATATAATGCAAATATGGTTGCAAATGAGGTATTCATCGATAGTGCAACACTTAGAGAAAATGTTGTTGCACTTGCAAGAAATATTGGATATATACCCCGTTCAAAAAAAGCAGCAAGAGCAACAATAAGTTTTTTTGTAGATTGTTCAGATATTAAACCAACTCCAGTATCATTAACTCTCAAAAAAGGCCCTGTAGCGAGTACCTCCGGAACTTTTGGAAATCAGTCTTTTGTTTTTTCGATTTGGGATGATGTTACAGTTCCTGTTTTTGATAATATTGCATCATTCAATGATATTCCAATTTATGAAGGAACGTTGCTAACATCTAATTTCACATATACCTCCAGAAATCCGAATCAAAAAATTATATTACCTAACATAGGAATTGATACAGATTTAATTTCTGTAATCATAAAAAATAATCAACAGTCATCAGTTTCTATAAAATATAATCGTCAAGATAGTCTTTTTGAAATAGATAAAGAATCTGAGATTTATTTTTTGCAAGAAATTGAAGATGAAAGATATGAACTAATTTTTGGAGATAATGTTTTTGGGAAGGCCCTCCAAGACGGAAATTATATAGAAGTATCTTATATTGTTACAAATGGTGATTCTGCAAATGGAGTTGGACAGTTTTCTTACTCGGGAAGATTAACATATACAAGAAACTCTACAGAATATACGGTTACATCTGGAGTATCTCTTTTAACTACTGGGTTAGTTGCTTCTGGTGGAGAAAATATTGAATCTGTAGAATCTATTAAAAAATATGCACCAAGAATATATTCTTCCCAAAACAGAGCAGTAACTGCAAATGACTATGAAACTTTAATACCATCAAAAATTTATCCAGAAACAGAATCTATATCTGTTTTTGGTGGTGAAGAATTAATTCCTCCACAGTATGGAAAAGTTTTTATTAGTATTAAACCGAGAAGTGGGGATTTTCTATCAAATTTAGTTAAAGAAAATATTAAACTTAAACTCAAAAAATATGCCGTAGCTGGTATTATTCCTGAAATTTTGGATTTAAAATATCTTTATATTGAAATCGATTCAAAAATTTATTATAACACAAATCTTGCTCCTAGTGCATCTTATGTTTCTAACATTGTACAATCAAATACAAATAAGTATGCAGAATCGACAGAATTAAACAAATATGGTGCTAGATTTAAATATAGTAAATTTTTAAAGATTATTGACGAAAGTCACGAATCTGTAACTTCAAATATTACAAATATTCAAATTAGAAGAGACTTGGGAGTTTCTTTGAATAGTTTTGCTGAATATTCAATTGGATTTGGGAATGAATTTCATATTAATAGTATGAGTGGATATAATATAAAATCCACAGCATTCAGAGTAAGTGGAATTTCTCAAGATGTTTACCTATCAGATATTCCAAATACAAATAGAACCACTGGTTCAATCTTTTTATTTAATGTTCCAAATATGTCCTCGACTACACCAACAATTTTGAGGAGAAATGCTGGAACAATTAATTACACATCTGGGATTATTACTCTCAATCCCATTATTATTACTTCAGCAAAACAAAAAAATGGGCAACCTGTTATTGAGATATCAGTAACACCAAAATCAAATGACGTTATAGGATTGCAGGATTTATATTTGCAACTAGATATTAGTAAGAGTAATTTTGAAATGGTAGTGGATGAAATTTCATCAGGATTAGATCCATCAGCATCAAATTACATTGTTTCATCAAGTTACACAAACAACGGGAATTTAGTAAGATCATAAACAAATGACAGAAAAGAGAGTTCAGTTCAGCAACATTGTTAAAAATCAACTTCCTTCTTATGTCAGAGAAGAGTTTCCATTAATATCAGAATTTCTTTCGCAATATTATATTTCGCAGGAATTTACAAGTGCTCCTGTTGATCTCATCCAAAACATAGATCAATATGTAAAAGTAGATAACTTAACAAATAGTACAGATTACGCCTTTCTTTCATCTACTATTTCAGATATCGATACAACTATTCCAATAGATTTGGGATTAAACAAAGAGGGAACATCAAACTTTCCAAAATCTTATGGGTTAATTCAAATTGATGACGAAATAATTACATATACAGGAATTACGACCAGTTCTTTTACAGGATGTGTAAGAGGATTTAGTGGAATAACCTCTTACACGACACAAAATATTCCAGATCAGTTAACATTTAAATCCACTGAATCAGCAACACATTCTAAAGGAACCAAAATTATCAATTTAAGTTCTTTATTTCTTAAAGAATTTTTATCTAAAATAAAATATCAACTTTCTCCTGGATTTGAAGATAGATCTTTATACACTGAATTGGATCAATCAATATTTTTAAAACAAATTAAAGATTTTTATCAGAGCAAAGGAACAGATGAATCTTTTAAAATTTTATTTAAAGTTTTATATGGAAAGGAAGTTAAGGTTATTAACCCAAAAGAAAATCTTTTCAGGCCATCAGATGCTCATTATAGACTAACTAATGATATAGTTGTTGAAAGTATTTTTGGCGATCCTTCAGATTTAACAAATCAAACTTTGTATCAGAATGACTATTTGAATATATCATATGCTCGCAGTCCAATAACTTATGTTGAAAAAATAATTTCAGGAATTGGTAATACTTATTATAAATTAAGTTTGGATTCTGGATATAATAGAGATTTGATTGCTAATGGTGCAACTATTGGAAAATTCACTGTTCATCCCACAACAAAAATAGTTGGTCCTGTTTCCTCTGGTGCAACTGTTTTTGATGTTGATTCTACAGTAGGATTCCCAATAAATGGA